CAGTTAAGCAGTGCGACCAACAGCACGTCTGAAACACTGGCCGCAACGCCGAAAGCGGTAAAGGCCGCGTATGACCTGGCTAACGGGAAATATACCGCACAGGACGCCACCACAGCGCGAAAAGGCCTTGTCCAGCTTAGTAGCGCCACCAACAGCACGTCTGAAACGCTCGCCGCAACACCAAAAGCCGTTAAGACGGTAATGGATGAAACGAACAAAAAAGCGCCATTAAACAGCCCTGCACTGACCGGAACGCCAACGACGCCAACTGCGCGACAGGGAACGAATAATACTCAGATCGCAAACACGGCTTTCGTTATGGCCGCGATTGCCGCCCTTGTAGACTCGTCGCCTGACGCACTGAATACGCTGAACGAGCTGGCGGCGGCGCTGGGCAATGACCCGAATTTTGCTACCACCATGACTAATGCGCTTGCGGGTAAGCAACCGAAAGATGCCACCCTGACGGCGCTGGCGGGGCTTGCTACTGCGGCAGACAGGTTTCCGTATTTTACGGGGAATGATGTTGCCAGCCTGGCGACCCTGACAAAAGTCGGGCGGGATATTCTGGCTAAATCGACCGTTGCCGCCGTTATCGAATATCTCGGTTTACAGGAAACGGTAAACCGAGCCGGGAACGCCGTGCAAAAAAATGGCGATACCTTGTCCGGTGGACTTACTTTTGAAAACGACTCAATCCTTGCCTGGATTCGAAATACTGACTGGGCGAAGATTGGATTTAAAAATGATGCCGATGGTGACACTGATTCATACATGTGGTTTGAAACGGGGGATAACGGCAATGAATATTTCAAATGGAGAAGCCGCCAGAGTACCACAACAAAAGACCTGATGACGTTGAAATGGGATGCACTAAATATTCTTGTTAATGCCGTCATTAATGGCTGTTTTGGAGTTGGTACGACGAATGCACTAGGTGGTAGCTCTATTGTTCTTGGTGATAATGATACCGGATTTAAACAGAATGGAGACGGTATTCTTGATGTTTATGCTAACAGTCAGCGTGTATTCCGTTTTCAGAATGGAGTGGCTATTGCTTTTAAAAATATTCAGGCAGGTGATAGTAAAAAGTTCTCGCTATCCAGCTCTAATACATCCACGAAGAATATTACCTTTAATTTATGGGGTGCTTCCACCCGTCCAGTGGTTGCAGAGTTAGGCGATGAGGCCGGATGGCATTTCTATAGCCAGCGAAATACAGATAACTCGGTAATATTTGCTGTTAACGGTCAGATGCAACCCAGCAACTGGGGAAATTTTGATTCCCGCTATGTGAAAGATGTTCGCCTGGGTACGCGAGTTGTTCAATTGATGGCGCGAGGTGGTCGTTATGAAAAAGCCGGACACACGATTACCGGATTAAGAATCATTGGTGAAGTAGATGGCGATGATGAAGCCATCTTCAGGCCGATACAAAAATACATCAATGGCACATGGTATAACGTTGCGCAGGTGTAAGTTATGCAGCATTTAAAGAACATTAAGTCAGGTAATCCAAAAACAAAAGAGCAATATCAGCTAACAAAGAATTTTGATGTTATCTGGTTATGGTCCGAAGACGGAAAAAACTGGTATGAGGAAGTGAAGAACTTTCAGCCAGACACAATAAAGATTGTTTACGATGAAAATAATATTATTGTCGCTATCACCAGAGATGCTTCAACGCTTAATCCTGAAGGTTTTAGCGTTGTTGAGGTTCCTGATATTACCTCCAACCGACGTGCTGACGACTCAGGTAAATGGATGTTTAAGGATGGTGCTGTGGTTAAACGGATTTATACGGCAGATGAACAGCAACAACAGGCAGAATCACAAAAGGCCGCGTTACTTTCCGAAGCGGAAAACGTTATTCAGCCACTGGAACGCGCTGTCAGGCTGAATATGGCGACGGATGAGGAACGTGCACGACTGGAGTCATGGGAACGTTACAGCGTTCTGGTCAGCCGTGTGGATCCTGCAAATCCTGAATGGCCGGAAATGCCGCAATAAGTTGTATGACCTCTGTTGTGAACTTACATATCTATGGCACAGAGTAAAGCCTAATCTGAAGTCCACTCTGTGCCAAAAGCGGACCTTATAAACAAGAACAATGGTCATATCAGTGTGTTTTGATTGCATAGCTAACGTGCGTCTTCCTGTACAGAATCATAAGATGATAGGGCATAGGAGATGATTATTATCGCGTGTTTTAAAAATAGCTTTCTGCATCAAGTGTCACTTGCGAAGAGGTATTGGCGCTATGATTGGCATCACTCAGTTCAGATAATATTTTAAATATTTGGTAAATGTTCAGATTACACAATTCGGTCTGCGTCCCGTTAAAATTATCTACTATTAGTTATTACTATGAGGTGAATGGCAAGTGTTTTCCACTCGCCATTTTTGTTTTTATTTTTTTAAAGCCTTTCCGACGTTTAAGGCTTTTGCCAAGCCATAAAATATTTGATATTTCATTCCTGTTTTTATTTTTGGTGAGATATTTGCGTAACTTCTTTCTCTAAAACACCAACGTATAAACCTATTATTATCTTCGGTTGTTTCTATATAGCATATTACATTGAGACCAAAAAGAAACTGAAGGAAGTCATTTGCAGTTGTCATGAATTTTGGTTTTGTTGTGGAAATGGAACTAATATGAGTTTCAAGTTGTTCATATGCTAAGAGGTATTCAGCGTAATCAAAAGTATCTTTTCCAGAGAGGAATTCAAAGAACTTTAAAAAAATCTCATAATGTTCACTTCCATAATAAAATGATAAATGATCTTTTATTTCTCCAAGTAAATAGTTAGAGTAATCTCTTTGCATGCTAGGACTTTCAAAGTCATCTAGACTAAATTGATTTTTCCCATCATCACCGCTGGCGTGTGATTTGATAATTTCGAGCATCCGTAATATATCTCTTGGGCGATAATATGACCAGCGAAGGAAATTAATAAATGATGTGGGGTGGTTATAATTATCATGGACGTTGGGTGAATCCCAAGGGAAATAATGGTCCCATGCCTGTCCCTTTTTAAGGGCCATGTCTTGCTGAGTCCTAAGCAGATGATCTAATACCTCAAATAATTGAGAGCTACGGTGGTTAACATATTCTGTCCGCCAGTCCAAGAATACTGAATTATCTCTGATTTTTGCGTTTTGATTTTGTAATCCTATGGATTCAAATATATCTGGCCTGATCAAGAGAACGGCCTTCATTCTCCCTTTTCCTCCCTTTATACTTGGGAAGAAATCGTTGTTAATCTCCCAGACTGCGTGAGCTAATCCTTTTATACATTCTAGATAATCATCGTATGGAATTGAGGAAGGGCGGATATCAATACCATCGATAAATAAAATATGATTTTGAGATAAACGTATTTGGCTAAAGGCCTCTTCAAATTTTTTTTGTATATAAAATAAATTTATCTGAAATCTGCTCTCAGAAAAAGATAAAGACTCTCTTTCTTCACCTTTTAAGGTTGCATGCTTATGAAGTAGTTCGGCTGCAACTTTTGACTCTTGAACAAAACTGAGGGCTTGAATTATTTCTGGTGAAAATGCCTTAAGATAATACTCATCTATTGCATCATTAAGTGATGAGAATTTTGAATAATTTAGTAACTTTGAAATTTTCCCTTCTTTATCTAATACTTGTTTTGATATTAATAAATATAGAATAACTTTCCATATGCCAGAGAAGTCAGACAAATTTAAATGCTTTTCAGATTTAAGAGTGATAAATTTTTGATATTCTGTCTCTCTTATATATTTAGTTGTAGCTAGCGTATTGTTAATATTGTTATTTGAGAGATAGATAGAGTATGCGGTTTTACCAGTACCTTTCTCTCCTACAAGAAACGATATATTTGGTTCACATAATCTAGATAGGTGATTATCACGTATGAACACTTTGTTAAGTAATTCTTTATTCTCCCTTCTCTTATAATTTTCAGCATCAGCATAGCCAAGAGTTAGATCTTTGATTGGTATCATTATTACCTCAACTAAAGCAATTGAAAAACATATGGTTATAAAAACATAGCGCTGCTCTGTCGCATATTGTGGATATCAACATATGAAATGTAAAGGAACTATTTGTGGATGAATGAACCGAATCGCTGTAGCTTCGGTAGTCATCTTTCAGACTTGTATAAATGAACAACTTCCGCTTCTCGCTCAAAGGAAACTGTCAGATTTGATAGCTTTTGGGCTATGTAAACTGTCAGTCGGAAAATGAGTGAGTACAAATCAGGGCAGGTGAGCGAATTGCCCGCCTTTTCTTTACCGGTGGTTGTGCTGTCGATTAGCCAACCGGGACAAATAGCCTGACATCTCCGGCGCAACTGAAAATACCACTCACCCATTAACCACGGAGTTAAACGGATGAGTGACTATCATCACGGCGTGCAGGTGCTGGAGATTAACGAGGGCACCCGCGTCATTTCCACCGTATCCACGGCCATTGTCGGCATGGTCTGCACGGCCAGCGATGCAGATGCGGAAACCTTCCCCCTCAATAAACCTGTGCTGATTACCAATGTGCAGAGCGCAATTTCAAAGGCCGGTAAAAAAGGCACGCTGGCGGCATCGTTGCAGGCCATCGCTGACCAGTCAAAACCGGTCACCGTTGTCGTGCGCGTGGAAGACGGCACCGGTGATGACGAGGAAACGAAACTCGCGCAGACCGTTTCCAATATCATCGGCACCACCGATGAAAACGGTCAGTACACCGGACTAAAAGCCCTGCTGGCGGCGGAGTCGGTAACCGGTGTTAAACCGCGTATTCTCGGCGTGCCGGGACTGGATACCAAAGAGGTGGCTGTTGCACTGGCATCAGTCTGTCAGAAGCTGCGTGCTTTCGGGTATATCAGCGCATGGGGCTGTAAAACCATTTCCGAGGTGAAAGCCTACCGTCAGAATTTCAGCCAGCGTGAGCTGATGGTCATCTGGCCGGATTTCCTCGCATGGGATACGGTCACCAGTACCACCGCCACCGCGTATACCACCGCCCGTGCGCTGGGTCTGCGCGCTAAAATCGACCAGGAGCAGGGCTGGCATAAAACGCTGTCCAACGTCGGGGTAAACGGTGTTACCGGCATCAGCGCCTCTGTATTCTGGGATTTGCAGGAGTCCGGCACCGATGCTGACCTGCTTAACGAGTCAGGCGTCACTACGCTGATTCGCCGCGACGGTTTCCGATTCTGGGGTAACCGTACCTGCTCTGATGACCCGCTGTTCCTCTTTGAAAACTACACCCGCACCGCGCAGGTGCTGGC